TTATTAAAAATGAAAAGTAGTATCACAAGTTTAGGAAAAACAATTGGACCATCTTTATTAAAAATGAAAAGTAGTATCACAAGTTTAGGAAAAACAATTGGACCATCTATATTAAAAATGGGAAGTAGTATTGCAAATTTAGGAAAAATAATTGGACCATCTATAGTTGGATTATTCACAAATGCAGCAGTAATTGGAGCTTTATCTACTGCATTAGGTGTAGCAGTTGCTGGAATAATAGGATGGAAAATTGGCAAATCTATTGATGATGTTCTTGGTATATCAAAAAGACTTCAAGCACAACAAATAAGAGTAGATGAGCACGAAAAAGAATTACTATCATCATTAGGAAAAAAAGCACAGCAAAATTTAATTGATGCAAAAAGCCCAACAGAAAAAGGATATAAAGCAAGATTTAAAATTGATGCTGCAACATCGTTTGGGATAAATGATAAAAGAAAATTAAAGGATGTAGGATGGACAGGAAAACGCCATATTACTGCAATCAATACAGCCCAAGATAACTTTATGCAGGATAATATAAATGAATATATGAAGTTTACGCCTGAAACTATATCATCAATGAGAAAACAATGGTTAGAACAAGGTGGGTATGTTTCACATGGATGGGGTACAAATCCTGAAGCATATGGAAAGAGAAGAGAAACTGCATTTTTAAAATTTTTAAATGCTAAAGGCAAATCAATGACTAAATTTGAATCTTTTAAAAGACGTGCGGAGTTTAAGTTAGAAAAAGGATGGGATGCAGTTTCTGACAAACCGATGGATAAATCACTAGAAATAAAAGATAGTATGATTGGAATGTATTCAAAAAAACGTGATTTAGTAAAACAACAAATAACTGAAACAGTTTTATCAACAAAAGCATTAGCAGATGTAATGAAAACAACTGCTGTTAATGCTGTTAATGCATCTAAAGAAGCTGCTGCAAAAGTCGGAAATGCAGTTAATCAAAGTACGATAGTTGTAGCTAATACACTAAATAATACATCATCAACGATAAATGGTGGATTAACTAGAGCTGCGAATAATATAGAGGATCAATTTAACTCCCATCTTATTAGAGGGGATGTTGATGGAGATTAAATAACATGGCAAAAAATACTACAATTGATTATATCATAGGAATGCCACCGTCTAATTCAACAGATGAAACAATAGGTGGAAGAACAAACACTGTAATGGAAAATTCAATGCCAATTGCAAAAATATATCCTGGGACTCCTTCGTTTACAAAAGGATTAACTTTATTTACAAGAAATCCAGCATTTAGATCAGATAGTAAAGGAAAAAAGAATCTATCATATTCAAATTTATTAGAATCCCACGGATATCAGTTAAATCAACCAAAATATACAAGTAATGGTGGAACTGAAGGATGTATAGTTCTTGCATATCAAGCTGATAGTTTCCCAACTGATTCTTTTTCAAATGATTATGGCGAAAACTTTTTACAAGGAATGACAAATATTGCATCTGAAGGAGCTGCCTCATTAAGTCAAATGATGGGAGCCCGCAATGCAGGAGAAGCAGCAAAAAAAATAACTGGAAATCTTAAAGATACTGGTGGTATGACAGGAACTATGGGAGGTATGCTTGAAAAAGCAGGAGGATTTGCAAAGAAAACGTTAGGTGGAATATTACCTAAAAGTGTAAGTGGTGGCGTTAATTTGGTATCAAAATTAGCAGCAGGTTCAAGAATTGATTTTCCTATGGTTTGGAAATCAAGTACTTTTCAACCATCATATACAATGACTGTAAGATTATATAACCCATATCCAGGAAATAATGAAGCAACAAAAAAATATATTGCAGCTCCAATTGCTGCTATTATGTTATTAGCAATTCCTGTTTCAACAGATGGTATTACATATAGTTGGCCTTTTATTCATAAAATTGTATCACCAGGAATTTATAATTTAGACCCAGCTTTTATTTCAAACGTAACAATTATTAAAGGTGGGGATCAACAACAAATTTCATATAAACAAAACCTTGGTATTGTAGATGTTAGAATAGATTTTGGAAGTTTATTTAATAGTATGCTTGCTGCTCATGGTCTTACAAGAACAAGACCAACATTAGATAGTTATTTAAAAGGAATGGTTGGAGATGATTCTGAAAAACAAGGAGTTAAAAATTTTAGTACAACACCAGGAAGAGAAACAACACAAGAAGAAGTTGGATATTACAATAGTATGGTAGAAGAAGAAACAATATCAGAAGAAGCAATATCATTAGTAACAAAAAATCAAGCATCTATACGAACAGAACTTACAGATGAGGATAAGGATAATCCGCCAGATAGAGTATTACAAGCATCAAAAGATATACAAGATGCACTGAATAGTAGAATGCCCGAAGGATTCGGACGTTAAACATTACAAATACTTTTTCTTACCATTAATGTAATATAAAATGCCAAGAAAGAATTTATAATAAATTGAGTTTGTGACGTACATTTTTCATATGTTTTTAAAAGATCAGATTCCTTTAAAATTTTAATAAGTAGTATATTGATTTGAGCTTTAAAATATAATTGTGCAATAGTTCGTTTTATAGCCATTAATCTTTTAACGTATATATAAAATCCATCTCCACATATCATATCAACTGTTTTTATATCTTTAACAAATAATTGTAATGTAAGTTTTATGTCATTAATATAATTTTCATTTGTTAAGGTATTAACAATAACAGTTGCAATTGAAGTTTTTACTTTGCTTATTTTTTTTGCTTCATCAAATGCTTTTCTATCGATGATTTTGTATTGAGTTATTTTCTTTGTCATATCATCAATTATCTTTTGTCCTTTTTCAAGTACCTCATATTGATAATTATTCGCATCTTCATCATCAGTTAATTCTCCTTGAGTTTTAATTCCAGCGCCTGATTTTTTATTTCTATAATAACTCTCCGCAAAACTTTTAACACTCTGAGATATTCTTGTTCTTGCTGAACTAAGAAATGCAATTATTATATCAACATCCCAATTTTTTATAGCATCCTTATAATTTATTTGCATTTTGCCTGCTAGATAATACAAACTATTTGGAATTGATTTCTCTCTAAAAAATAAATGAGTTCTTGTCAATGTATCAAGAGTATATTTAAATGGTTCTGGGTAACAATATTTAATTTGTTTATGCATTAATCTTGAATATTGAATGATCATAAAATAAACCATTGTTGCAGAAAATGCTGCTTGATCTTTTTTAGTTAAAAAATAATGCATAATAAATACTAAAATATTAGTTCCTACATCATTTGTCAATTTAAATTTTTCTGCTTTAGTCCCTTTGTATGTTCTTTTTACAAACTCTTTCATATCTTTATCTTTAATATTTAAAATATTTAAAAGTTCAAAATAAAATCTTTTTGTTTTCGGATAATAACAAGGTTCAGAAATAGCAGACAATTCTCTTGCAGCACTCGTGGTAATAAATCTTTTCAATTTATTATAATTTGGATCTATTTTATCATATAATATTTTCATATTAGAATATCCTAATTGCTATATCATCTTCTGTAAAATACACATACTCTGGTGCATATTCCAGTAGCTGTGTTTGTGTAAAGTCATCAATATCAAAATTAAAAAAAATGCTTGATTGTGGATTAATTAATCGACAATGATCAACACCATCTACGCCTTGAACAACATCAACAATTTCAGATCTATAAATTTCAGCATTTATACCAAATCTATCAGTAAATGCTGTAACTAATGCAGTTCGAACTGCCTGTGTTAATGCTCCCAATGAACCTGTATAAGTATCTTCTCTAAATATATCAACAGAAATTTGTAATGGTATTGCATATTCAGGTTTGACCCAACCACCATCTGAATATACATATTTATAATCCTCGTTTGTAACTTCAACCATTTGGTCAGTTTTTGGTACAGTATAAACCCAACCTGCAGCTGTTCCATCTTGAGTATATGTTGCAATCTGATTTGCATAATCTGCCCATTCACCTTCACTTCCATGACCAACAATATAACGACTACCTAAAACTGGCAATGTTGGTTCACTACAACGAATAGATAATACAGCAGATAGGTCCACCTCATTTAATTGCATATTACGCAAAATACCTGTTGTATTTGAAAATTTAAAATTAACAAAATCAGTTAACATTCTATAATCTTTAAATGTTAATGTTGAAAGTAATTGTTGCATTACTTGAAGTTCAAAATCCCTTTTGTTTATACTATCATAATAGGATTTTTTAACTGTAGGAATATCATATACAGTATAAGATGTTGAATCAGATACAACGTCCGACATTGTAAAATCGCTTAAATCTTGTCTAAAAATAAACTCATTTGAATATTGTGCAATCGTTCCTTCTGTGGGTTGACTTATAGTAAAGAAATAAGTTAAATTTCCTTTTGGAATAACTTGGTTGTTTGAAAAAACTAAAACAAATGATGTTCCGTCATTTACCATATTATATAATGCACCTGTTTCTGATATTTCCATTTTACAAGTAGTAGATATTGAGTCAATTTCAGTTGATTTATAATCAAGTGTATATGTAGCAGAAGATCCAGACCTTTTAATAGTTAAGAGATCAGCATATAAATTATAATCAGAACCATAACTAGTAACCAATGAAGGTATTTGCTCAATTTCATACATGACATAAGTATATTCACCACTTGAATTCAATGGATCAATTTCAATATCAAATACAGTATAATAATCAACCCCATCAAAATTAATAACTGTTTGTCTTGGAATAAATGTAGTTGTAAATGTTTCAAATACATCTCTAGTTGGGCACAAATCACTTGCAAATAAAATTATTGAAAATAAAGCAACTTCATTTACTTTCAAATCAGATCGTTTTAAAACAGGTAATGAATTAGGACCAATAGGAGAATTATCAATAATTACATTTGCATTTTTAAAATCTTTTTCTGATGTAATTCTTTCTAAAGCAGAAATATTAACAATTGCATTGCTTCTAATTTCTTCAAGTGATTCTTCATCTGCTCCATTATATGCTGGTGCACCATTAGTAATAGAATATTGAACAATCTCAGTGATACCTGCATCTGTTGTATTATATATTCTATTTCCTCTTTTAACTGAACCTGAAATAGCATTTCCATCTGCACCATTTGTTAATGATAAATCGACAAGGATAGTACTGCCTGGATCAGGTTGATACCCAATTAATCCGTTACCAAATTGCAAATTTAATCCTGAATCTGTTCGTCTTGCAACATACCCCTTTGTTGATGCATCCATTAAAAATAAACTTGCAACTTGAGTATATGTTTCGTATGAAGCAGAGTTCAGTGGTTTTATTTGAACTGTTTGTTCTGATATTTGACCTGAAAAAGGAACATCAAGAGAAACAAATTGATATTGTTGTAAATCTTCATCAATAGAAAATTCTTGCTGTGTTATTGAAACCTGTTTAAAAGGTAATATAAAAAGAAATTGAGAATTTACTGTGTCTAATGTGACAGGTAAATTATATGTTCTATTCCCTTCCCTTACAGTTATAACAACTGTATCATTGTTTGTAACTTTAATAGTTGTTGAGTAATCTGTTGTAAATATTACATTTCCTTCAGCAGTTACTTTAAATCCTTCAGGTATTTCAAACGTAGTAATTGCATCTTCAAATCCAAAAGGAATTGTAAACAAAACATCTACTTGTGCTGATGTAGCTTCACTTGGACTATAACCTAAAAATGCAGAAAGATTATAAATAGATTCTGGGAGTTGTGCTTTTGTTAAAAAGAATTCCCTGTAAGCTGACATTTGATAAAATAATGTGTTACTTGTTAGAGTCGAAAGCGAGTCGACAATAAATGATAAAAAAGATGACTTCGTTAAATCTACATTTTCGAGTTCCAAATATTGTTTTAATAAAGTAATAATTTGGGTTCTTATTTGATCTCTTGATTTATATACCTGACTTGATACTGTTTCATCTGCCATTTCTTATCTCCAAATTAACAAGACGTTACGTTATTATTTGCAAAGTAGTATCCACTTCTTGAGTCATAAAGATTGTCTGTTATACAAGATTTTAAATCTTCATTCTTTGACAACAAACTAGTCATAAATTGAGTATCTTCTAATGTATGAATCTTTTTATCATACTCAAAAAATGAATATATATTTGATACTTGCAAATTTAATTGTTCATCAGTAACACTCTGTTCGACCTTTACTTTTAATTTCCAGAATGTTCTTTGTGTGTTTACAGATTTTTCTACTCCAGTTACATTAAATATTGGATAAACATCATTTGTAGGTTGTAAGTAAGATTGCTCTAATTTTAATTTATCATTTGGTAATGGTGTGAATCCGTATGTGCTTGGTATTGTAAAAGACGATTCGTTTTCTTTTACATAACCAGTATCTTGACCATCAAATGCAGTAGAAATTTCTTCCGAATAAAAAACAGGAAGTAATAAAATTTTATT